AGTGAAATAGAATTTAACAATAAATGCAAAGAATACGGATTTGAGAAAACAGAAATTCATACAGGATTTTGCTTTCTTCACAAAACATCAATAGAAAATATTTGTATTTCATTATATATAACAAATGATGAAGATTTATTAGTTTTATTGTATAAGTATAAAGGATATGTAAATCACAGAATAATAACTAAAATTGTTTTTGATTCTAATGAGGTTTTTAAATCAGTACTAAATAATTTTAATGAAGAGTGTAAATCTCACAACAAATAACATGAACGATTTAATAGTAATATTTACACTTGCATCTTTAATGATGTTAACTTTTATTATCTATTGCTTAATAGAATTTATTAAAATAATCAAAGAAGAAAAAAGAAGGAAAAGCATATCTTTTAAAGAAGAAGATATTTTTGATAAATCAGTTTTTGAAAATTTAATAAGTGTAACCAATAAAAACAGCAATATGAAGTAGTTTAGTGATTTAATAGTGATTTTTAAGCATGAAAAAGCCTTGTATTAATTTACAAGGCTTTTCTGTTATTTCTTCTTTTTTGGGTTTGCTTTATCATAAGCAAGTTTCACTATTTCTTTAGTGATATTCGGGAACATTTCGTAACACTCTGTTAACTTCAATCCTTCAATCGATTCTAAATTAATAGAAAAACGCCCATGTTTAAACCAACTCATTAAGGAATAGTAATTTGTACTGAACCACTATAATAAGTAGTTGTAACAAGTGTTAATTCAATTACATCACCCGAAGTTTGAGCAGGGAATACAACATCGTACTGACCATCAATATTTAAATCCTCAGTTACAGAACCTAATGTAATATTTAATCCTGTAGTTAAGTTTTTAGCCGTGAAGTTTGCACCAGTTAATCCGAATACATCAAAGTTAGGGTGTAAGCCCATAGCGAAATCGGTACGTAAACCGATTGTAGCTGTAGTAGTTGTAGCTGGAGCAACTGATTCGATATTAACATCAGTCAATTGTCTCATGTTCAAGAAATCTACATTGATTTCATTTCCATCAATTACGTATAAATCCTCAGATTTAAACAAGTTGTCCATATCAACACTAAACATGATTTTGTTAGTAGTTGTTGATTCTTTGAACATCATTTTAGGGTCAATAGAACCTTTATTCACTAATAATGCACGTTTAATTGTGTCTGAATCAGGAACACCAATTAAAACTAATTGATTTGAACGTGTAATTAATCCTAGTGAGAAGTTTTTACAGCGTAAAGCTTTTAGTTTACCGATTACAGCAGGAACAGCATCATCATCAGCCATTGTAGCAGTAAGTGTATGAATACCTTCACGAACAAAGAATTTAGTATCATCAGGCATTGTATCAAATACTGTGTCTGCTGGAGTTAATTTAGCATCGTAAAAACGAGGCAATTTAACCCAACGTAAAGAAACGTCTGTATTTGTGATTAATCCCGTAAGCGTTGACGCTGTAAATGGGTCTGTTAAATCAACTTCATTATACGCTCCTGCGTTGGTAAATGTTGACATAGCAATTGCACCCACAAACTCGTCTATTTTAATAACGCAGTTTTTTGGCTTTCCAAAGTTTGGCAAACCTGATTTGCAACAAATTGTACTCATTTTATTTAAATTTTAATTTTTTTCAACAACATTCGACACCTTTGTAAATAGATAATGTTGGTCGAATTTCAACACCTCCTAAATTTGCATCTAGTATTCGCTCGTAAATAGTCTCTCCATTTTTAGAATTTTCATTCGCAAATATTGAGAATGTAGTACGATTTGAACTAGACGACCTTTCTACCTTGTAACTTGAATCAACTGTATCTAAAAATGAATCAGACAATGAAAGCATAGGTTTAACACCTTGTTTTCTGATTTGAAAGTTTTCATCTGAATTACCATTTTCATTTACTAGCGAATCGCCAGTTAAGTCAATATAATCTAAAAAGAATAATCTCAAACTAGCTTCTGAATCAAAAGGACTAAACTGTTCGTTCACACTTTCGTTAATCGATTCATAAAGCCAAATTAAAGGCAAACCAGTATTTAAGTCAAATTGAATAGATTTTAACCATTCAATGTTAGCCGTGTATTTAGTACCATGAATAAACGTTGGGCGAATAATCGTACCTGTATCATGTTTCTTTATCACGGCTAACGGATTAGGAATATTTACCACAACAGTATTAGTCAAATAATTTATGCTAATCACTTGAAATTCATACGAACCAATTGTTATTAAACGCCCAACTTTTAACCACTTAATCGAACACAATACAAGCGTATAAGTATCAACATCTGAAACAACAGATTTAACCTTTACTGTATTGTCGATATACGGCAATAAATCGTAACGCAAAACATCAACTATATCCTTACTCATATCGAATAGTTAATTAGTATTTTTTGACCTTTGAAAGTTGGGTATGTACTAAAATTCTCATAGATGTACTGTTGAATAGCTTTTGACCACTTTACAGAGTCGTTGTATCTGTTGTAAATCTCTGAAATATTTGTTGTACTTGTTCCCGTTTCAACTTTAACCTGAATAGCTCCATTTGTTTGTGAAGGTTGCAATCTAGCTTCTGTAACAGCGCTCCAATAAATAAACCCTAACAAAATATTCTTTAATCCTTTAGACTCAAATAACTGCTCGTTACAAGTAGAATTAAAAGCAAGTTCATTAAAGATTACTAAAAATTCGGGAGATGTCGGAACACCCCCCGTTAAATCAGTAATCAATAAATCACCAAGTTCAACACCTAGAATATTATAAATGTAACTTTTCTCATACAAATCAATAACATCATCAATAGTACTCACATTGTGAGGGTTCTTCGCTAATAAATAACGACCTGTGAAATCTGCAACATTTACAATTAATCCCATTTGTTAATCTTCTTTTGGTTCTTTATTACTTTCTTTTTTTGAACTAACTAATTTTACAGCTTTATTTTTAATACAAGCATCAGCAGTTGTATTATTCATTTTAAGCTTCTCTCCTTTTGAGTAATTACCAAACTTTTCGATAATAACCTCTACTTCTACTATAGTACTCATAATTTTAAAAATTAATCTGTAATAGCTGTTTTAATAGTTGCAATGTCATCGTAAATAAATGCTTGCTCGTCTAATTTCTTAACGAAAGCATGGAAACGAGATTCACCTACCATTGTAAATTGATTAGTAATAAATTGGTCATTAATCCAGCCTAATTTTACGGTGTAAGAAACATAGTTAGTAACGTTGTATTTGCTCATATCAGCTACAAATATTTTTCCCGAAGGAATATCCATAAAAGGAATAATTGTAACACCACCAATAACAACTTGATTAAACAAAGAAGCTGAAGGATATAACGGCAATCCGTTTGCATCTTTTGCAGAAACTAAGTTAATAAAGAAATCATTTGGTGAAATCATGACTAAGCTAGGCATGTATGGAATTTCATCTACAAAGTTGTGAGTTGTGTAAATGTCAGTAATACAAGCGTTAACAACATCCATAAAGTTTGGAGTTACAACAGAGTTTGCTAATGCTCCTGCTGAGAATAAACGACCATAAACAGTAGCTCCTTTTGGATTTGGTGCAGTTCCGTTACCAAATAAAATTCCGTTTTGACGTTTTAAATCATGTTTAGCACGTAAATAATTAGTAGCTATTGAACGTAAATTAGGAATGTCTTGAACTGATTCAGTTGTTAAAACCATGTGAGCCGCTACCTTAACTGGTTGAGCATAACGAGTTTCAAATTTTAAATCAATTTGAGGTTTTTCTCCTTTTTCAGCTACAAATGAATAATTACCATCTTTTGGTAAAGATTCAGTGTAAGCATACACAGCTTGTGTAGTTGGAATTGTATTAATCAATCCATCTACAATAGAACCTCTTAAGTTCACATTTGAAGGCGGAGCAACTTGAACGCCTGTTAATGCTGGTGCTGGACTTGGTAAAGTTGCACTTGCTGTAGAGACTGCATCAACAGCTTTAATTTCAAATTCAATGTGACCTGAACCAGCTGAATGAATTTCTTTAATTTTAGATTCGTTTTCTTGAATCCAATTATTTACTTTAGTTTCAACAGTTTCAATCCCAAAACTAGAACCTTTAACCTCTAAAACAGATTTCATTCTTAGACCAAATAATTCTTGCTCTTTAATGATTTCCTTTAAAGTGTTTTGTAAGCTTTCTACATCTTCTTTAGATGCGTTGTTTTTGTTAGCTTCTGCGATTTGCTTTTCAATTTCTTCTTTTCGCAAATTAGCTTCATGTTCTGACTTTTGAGTGCAGTAAGTTTGGTACTCAGTAGCGCTCATTTTGTCGATTTCTTCTTGTGTTTTTTCTACAAACATTTTAATAAATTTTTAGTTAATAATGTAACCTTCTTCTTTTTTGAGTGTCGTTTGACGGCTCGTTTTTATTTTCATCCTGAGTGTCATTCAACGGCTCATTCTTACTTTCTAGTGTTGGTGTAGCGTAGTTGCTACCTTTCACAACTGCACTACCTTCGATTAGTTTTAATTCAGTAACTGCCCAAAAATATCCTTTTGAATCAGCTACATCGTTATTAACTACCATTGGATAGTATTTGTCCCAGTTTTCTTTTTCGGTAGTGTACATTGATTCCTCTGAATTGATACACATTACAATCTTAACGTAACGCATTCCGATTGAATGATTTCTTACATATCCTTTCATGTATTGATTAAACATGTATTCGTTACGTGCTTTATTGATTGGTGTTTCAAATATCAAAGCTTCTGTACTGCCTTCGAATTGTGGAAAACCCAAAGACTTCCATGTCATGCTTTGTGCGTATGCTTTCAATCCATCATCTACATTTGTAGCGATAATTTTATCAAAGCACATTTCATGCTCTTGTAATAATGGTAAATAGTTAATTTCAGATAAAGTCTTTTTGAAACAACCTTTGATGTGAACGTCTAAATGTGAATCAAGTAAATTAGTTGTGTTAATAACTAACTTTCTTTTAATCGATTCATTTGTATCTGTATTCGGTTCGTCTTCTGATTTAGTCGTATCAGTTTTAACAAACGGATTAGTAGAAACTAGAAAAGAATCAGATTTTTTAACGTTATTCGTTTTTTCAGCAATAATCAAAGACTTATTCTGAAACATCCATTGAACTTCTTCTTCTTTGGATTTAAAAATTGGCGCTTCAATCATTTCTTAACGATTTTAGCCGATTTAACAATTTTATTCTTTGCGTTTTTAACCGCTTCAATTTCCGCTTGTGTAGGTTTTTGTCCTTCCATAATGCAAAATAACCGTTTATAAATCACAAATATAAACTTTTTTCTATAAATTTGACAAAATATTGAAAATTATGGGTTTAATTCAGTTTGGCAAGTTTAAGTACCAATGGGGAGGTCAAGGAAACGATAGATTTACTAGAACGCCAAATAATTGGGTAAATAGATTATTTGGAAGTAACAACGATAAAGAACAATGGATTACGGTTGTAGGTAAAGAAGCTGAGATTTACAACACAACATCCGAAGTGAAAATCGTTTTTGACCGTTTCGCTTCCATGTTTTCGAACGGAATTTATCAAGAACTTGATGCAAAAGGTGAAGTAGTTGAAAATTCTGAAATCGTTAAAAGGTTACTAAATCCAAATGTTTTATTGAATGGTAAATCTTTTATGCAAGAGTGCGCTTTGCATTATTTAATTTTCGGTAATCGCATAACATACACAAATTATGGAAGTTCTATGTCGGAAGTTCCAACAGCTTTATGGAATTTACCCGCAGATAGAATTAAAATGATTTTAACAGGCTTAATCTATGAGCAAATTGATATTGATGGGATTATCAAAGAATATTATTTAGACTACGATAACAACGGAACAGAACAACGTAAAACGTGGCAACCTAGTGAGATTATACACCATAAAAATATTGACCCGTTAAATCCATTGAAAGGTAAATCTGTTCTTGAATCGCTTCACATGGATATTTCAAACATAAGAGCGTCAAAAGGTTTTCAAAATGTTTTGTTGACTAAAAAGGGGGCTGTTGGTTTTTATTCAAGTGGTCGAACTGATGGTCAAGGTAATAATTTACCAATGAATGAAGATGATAAAATTGCACTAGGAAAACAAGAAACAAACGAATACGGTATTTTCGACAGCCAAAGTGCTATTAAATTCACTAGCTTTGATGTTAAATGGAATCCAACAAGTTTTCCTGTTAAAGATATGATGACCTTTGAAACTATTTCAGAAGGTATGAAGCGAATTATCGATTCAGTTCAATTAAATGATAATATTTTCAGTAAGGAAAAATCAAAGGTTCAAGCGAATTTACAAGAAGGTTTGAAAATGGCTTATCAAGATGCTATCATTCCATTTTCAAATGATTACTGTAATAACTTTAGTCAAGGATTGAGATTAAAAGAAGGTCATAGAATAGCTTTGAGTTATGACCATATTTCAGCACTTCAAAAAGATGATAAAACAGAAAATGAAGTAAAAGAAATTAAAGCGAGAGCTGTAAAAACTTACTTTGATGCTGGATATTCTAAAGAACAAGCGTTAAAACTTGTTGAAGAAACTGTTTAGCAATACAAATGAATG